CAACCGTTACCACCACCACCACCACCACCACCACCAAGATTAATAAATGAAAATGTTCATCACGTATGGTATTTATGTGGTTGTTTCTGGTGTGTGTTCTGTTTAGGTGTAACTGTAGGTGGGATAATAATTAAATGGCAATGAAAGTAGATTCTAAATATGCCTTTCCCCATTTGGAGCAAGGCGATCAGGACTACAGATGGTGTCACAAGTATGCCCATGATGTAGTTAATGGTGATATTAAAGTTGGTCAGTGGATACGTAAAGCATGTGAGCGTCACTTAACTGACCTAAATAGAAAGGACGTGTATTTTGATATAGAAGCTGCTAAGTCGGTTGTACTATGGTTTAAATTCATCCCTATCACTGATGGTAAGGAAGTGGGTAAACCTACAACATTATTATCTTGGCAGATATTTATTGTGTGTAGTCTTGTTGCGTGGAAGGTGACAGCTACAGGGTTACGCAAATACAAGTATGCATATATTCAAGTCGGTAGGAAAAATGGCAAGAGTACATTAGCTGGTGGACTCACATTATACTACATGTACAAGTCGGGTTATTTCAAACCGAGGGCATATTCGGTAGCTACTAAGAAAGACCAAGCAAAGGAATTATGGTCTGCTGCTCATACCATGATTAAACTATCCCCGCGACTGCAAACCATATTTGAGGCACGAACACACGATATACTGATGCCCAGTAAAGAAGGGCATTTTATGCCTTTAGCCAGTGACAGTAACACACTAGATGGGAAAAACCCGCTTGTAGCAAATTTGGATGAATGTCACGCTATTAAAGACCGTAACCTATACGGTGTAATGGTGTCTGCATTTGGTGCTCAACCAGAAGGACTCATGTTCACAATTACAACAGCAGGTACAGTGTTGGATGGAATATGTACCGACCTCAATAAAGCGGGTAAAGCGGTGCTATCTGGTGTGATTGAACAGGATGCTTACTTCTATGCTATATATGAGGTAGACAAAGGTGATGAATGGGATGATGAAGAAGTATGGGTAAAAGCTAATCCGGGCATAGGTTATCAACCTCGCTTGGATTATATGAGAGATAGATGTATTGAGGCCAAACTATCCAGCGAGGAAAAAATAAATTTCCTGACCAAACATTTAAACCTGTTTGTATCCGGGTATGACAAATGGCTCAACATGGATGAAGTTAACGAATGTAAGTTTGATAAAGTGGTTGGTGATTATGGGGGTCAAAAATGCTTTGGTGGCATTGATAGATCCAGAGTTCACGATTTAACCTCATTATGTTTATTGTTCCCTAATGATTTGTATGGCTCTGACTGTTTCTATGTGCATTTATTACCAAGAAAAACAATGGAAGAAGCTACCGACCACTTGAAGCAAATTTATCGTAAGGCTGTAGACAAAGGTGTGTTAATATTGGTGGATACAAATACCATACGTGATGAACAAGTTAAAGACATTATAAAATGGGCGTTTAAGTATTTTGATGTTGAAATGTTAGGGTATGATCCTTGGCACATGAGAGAAATTTCAGAAGATTTAATTGAGAGTGATAATTTTCCAATGGTATCCGTATCGCAAGGTACTGGAAATATGTCTGAACCCGCTAAAAAATTAGAGGGATTGATTAAAGAGGCCACATTCAGATACAATGATTTACTATTTGAATTTGCTTGCACATGTGCTATAGCGAAATTCACTGAACAAAACAACGTCAAAATAGTCCGTGAAAATGATAAAACGGATAAAATTGACCCATTAATAGCTACAATTATTGCTCTTTCTTGTGCTACTTTACAGGAACCAGCGGACGTAAACCCATATGAAACCAGAGAACTTTTATGCGTATAAACATTAATCCTTCAAATTGGTTTACGTCTAAATCTGTAAAGTCTGAATTGACTGAAACTAAGAGTTTACTTGCCAAATATGAAAATGAGTTTGGTATACCTATGTTCGGTAGTAACAATACACATGCTGGTGTAAAGGTAACACCTACTACAGCCATTGACACAGATATTGTTTATACATGTATTCGTGATAAATCAGAATCAATAGGGCAACTACCATTAACGGTTAAACGTAGTGGTAAAAAATTAGAACGAGGGTCAAGAGAACATCGTATATTCTCGATGAAACCTAACGATTACATGACCACACAAGATCTGCTGGAAATGTATGTAACGAATATAGAATTGTACGGTAATTTTTACATGTTACCTATACTAAATAAATTCGGGAACATTGCAGAACTAATACCATTTAGATTCCAAACTAATATCAGACCCTCTATGGATTCTAACGGTAGAGTGTATTACACGTATTCTACTAATGATGGTAAGCCAAAAATTACATTTGCTGGCGATACGCTTATTCACATCAAATTAAACAGCTTAAATGGTTATGAGGGTTTATCCCCTATATCTGCTGCGGCAATGAATATAGGTGTAGCTGTAAGTCAAGAGAAGCATATAGCAAGCTTGATGGAAAAAGGGGCAAGACCATCAGGGGTACTTACTACTGACGCAATATTTAACGATGCTGCGGCTATACAGCGATTGAAAGATGAATGGGGTAAAACTCATGGTGGTGCAGGTAATTCTGGCAAGACTGCTGTATTAGAAAACGGATTAAAATACCAAGCTATGGGATTATCCCCTGCGGATAGTGAATTGATTAAACAACGGGTATTCAGTCGTATTCAGTTATGTGGAGTATTCCGAGTACCACCTTCGCGGGTAGGTGTAGTTGAGGCACAGAAATATAATAGCCTTGAAGAAAATAATAAATCTTATTTGCGTGACTCTTTAGTACCGTTGATAACTAAGTTTGAAAATGCATTGAACAATATACTCCCCGCTAGTTTAGTTGTGGAAGTAGATGTAAGACAATACACAAGGGGTGATCGTAAGTCTCAAGCTGAATCCATTGCTGCTGAAATTAAGACTGGTTTAATAAGTCTGAATGAAGGACGTGAAGATTTAGGACGTGACAACGTTGATGGTGGTGATGTGTTCGCAATTGACACGAACAATCTAACCTTCGGTCTATTGACCGATATACCCAAATTACAAGCAGCAGCTTTGGCGCGGGAAAATACCGCAAATGAAAAACCCGCAACAACAGAGGTAGAAACAGATGAATAAGTTATTTGGTGAAATCCAGCTTAAAAGTCAAGGTGATGATATGACTTTTACTGCATACGGTAACGTAAAGAATGTAGTAGACAAAGCCTTAGACGTGGCTATGGATGGTTGTTACACCAAGAGTATCAACCATCATAAAGCGAATGGTACTACACCATCTTTATTATGGTCACATGACGCTTATGGTATGCCTGTAGGTAAAATCCATAGAATAGAAGAAGATAGTAAAGGTTTATTCTTTGAAGGTAAATTATCTAAGACAACAGCAGGTAATGATTTATATGCTTTGGCTAAAGACGATGCAATCAATAAGTTTTCCATCGGTTATAACGTTATCGAAGAAAAGATGAACCGAGAAAAACAAGTAAATGAGTTACACGAAATAGATGTTAAAGAAATATCATTTGTTAACTTTGCCTGTAACGATGAATCTACTTTACAGAGTATAAAATCACACTTTGAAGAAGGTGAATTACCTACCATCAGAGAACTAGAACGTTTACTACGTGAAGGTGGGTTATCCAGAAAGCAAGCTATGATGATATGCTCGGTGTACAAACCAGAAACTAAAACATCACTTGACTTAGATGTGTTAAAAAAATATTCTATGTTTAACTAACAGTGGGATACTGTGAAAAGACTGTGAGATACAGTGATTAACTTACTTATTTTTATCAACTTTTTACAGGAGTCCTCTAATGGATGAACTTAAAGAATTACTTGCCAAAGCGCAAGCTAACCACGACAAACTTCAAACTAAGAATGTCACTATTGAAACTGAACTTGCTAAAATTGCTACTGAACTTAAATCTGAAAAAGAAGTAAGTGAAGCTCAAAAAGCCAAGTTTGCTGCTGACATTCTTGAACTGAAAAACGAAATTGCTGATCTTGAAGTTAAAGGTAACAAGCCACAGTTGGTTTTAGATACCAAAGCACAAGAATTGCAACTTAAAACTGCTGTTAAAACTGCTATCGGTTCGTTCTTACGTGCTAAAGATGAAGCAGGTAAAGACACAGGTCGTTTTAAATCGTTTGTTGTTGAACATGTTAAAGCTGCATTAAACCTTACTGAAACTGGTGTTGGTTTAGAATCTATCGAACAAGTATTATCGCGTGAAGTTACAGAACGTGCGCGTGAAGCCTACCCCATTATGGGTGCTGTTGGTATGCGTAACATGCCTCGTAGCCTACGTGAAGAAGTGTTAATCTCTTATCCTTCTGTACAGCAAGGTATTGAGAACGTTGCTGGTAGTACTATTTCTGAAACTGAAGTACAAAGTTATGCAGAAGTTGTAAACCAGATAGCTAAAATCAACGCTAAACCTCGTATTACTGATGAAGCCATGAGTGGTAGTGACTTGGATCTTTACGGTCAATTGTTACGCTTATTGGATGATGAAGTAGGCCGTTATGTTGTTAACCAAATACTCTTTGGTAATGGTGGCAGCAAAAACATGCGTGGTATTCTATCTAGTTCACGTTTAGATCTTACTGCTTCTACTGGTCAGTCATTTAAACCTACAATTGGTGCTGGTGCACGTAATCCTGACTTCTACCCTGCTGTTGGAACGGGTGTTGCTGGTGGATTACCTGCTACAGATAAAGCGATTGTTGATTGGTTGCTTGACTTTGAAACAGCGTTACCTACAGCTTATCTAGCTGGTGCTAAATGGTACATGAACAGGGTTACATTGGGTAAGTTCAAAAAGTTACGTGATGCTAACGATAATCCTGTATTTACTGCTGGTTATATGGGTCAACCAATGTCTATCAATGGTTATCCTGTTGTACTAGATGATTATATGCCTAACTTCAATGTGGCAGATGCACCCTTCCTTATCTTTGGTAAGTTAGATGCTGCTTTCTACATCAGTAAAGGCGATATTGATTACATCCTTCTTGACCCTTATACAAGTGATGGTTCTACCATCGTCAAAGTGAATAAAGAATACTTTGAAATTGTGGGTAAAAATGATGCTATCATCATCGGTGCTGCAACTACTGCTAGCGCATAATTAACACTCTGCAAGTGTAATAAGTAAAAGGTCGGTGGATAACACCACTGGCCTTTTTTATAAGAGGATTACAATGTTTACCAAATTCGCACGTCTTGAACCATTGAAAATATTAACCTTGGACGAGGCTAAAAATCAGTTAAACATTGTAGACTTTGAGGATGATGATACTTATATCATCTCATTAATTCAGGCTGCATCTGACATATGTGAACGATCAACTAATCGGTTATTTAGTAAATGCTTAGTCACAGGTCAATTTGTAGTGCATGAAACATCATCTTATCTACCTTATTCACCTATTAATTCAATTGTGTCAGTTATGGTAGGTGCAGACTTACTAACATATGAATTCAATGAGTATTCGGAAATATTAACAGTTACCGATGTAACTGCTGACCCTTATTCAAATGCTACAGTAGTATTTAACGCTGGTTATTCTGCTGATGAAGTACCACACATGGTTAAACAAGCATGTAAAATCATTGTTGCAGACCTATATGCTAATCGTGAAAGTGTTATAGGTGATAAAATGACCGAAGTACCTATGAGTGCTTTGCAACTGTTAAAAACTACTAAGCTTGGGAATATATGATAAACGCTGGCAGACTAAGACATAAATTAACTGTTAAGTCTATGGAGAGTACAAGAGACTCCACAGGGCGCAACACTAAGGTCACAAGTCGTGTATTTGATATGCGATGTAACGTGCAAGTGTTAAGTGGCTCTGAATTGATTAAGGCGGGTGTAAACCTTACCAATGAATATGTGTCCATTGTTGCAAGATACGATTCCAGATTGTTGTATAATCATTTTTTAGATTGGCATGGCGAATTATATTCGGTTGAAAGCATTAGACCTTCGGATGATAACCTACAGATGATAATTACAGCACAGCGAGAAGTATAATGGCTATCAGAATGTCATTAACTGCCACTGGTTTTGACGATATTATGAAAAGTTGGGATAATTTTTCTGAGGATATTTCAGGTGCAGCTAAAGAAGGCATTGATGATGCATTATCACCTATCGCTGGGTCTATGCGTACTAACACAACCATGATGTTCAATAAAGGATATATGGAAGGTGTAATGGTTGAGTCTGTGTCACATACTGCTGAAATAGGTGATGACGGTAATGTGTATGGGTCGGTTGGTATATATGATATGTCACGTAAGACTGGTAGTACGGATAGACGTTTGCCTGCACCTGAATTAGCCTATATGTATGAACATGGTATCAGACCACACTCAACTGTTGCAGGTGTAAAATTAGAACAGTTACCCACTGAGAAAAGTCCAAGAGGTAAACCCGCTAAAGGTAAACAAGGTAGGATGATGCATGGAGGATCACCACCTATACCATTTTTGAGTTCAGCATGGGATGCCAATAACCAAAGAATAACACCTACCCTATTAAAATCCATGAAGAAAGAGACAGATAAATTATGAATGATGCAAATTTTTATTCTATGCTTAGCTCTCTTGCATCATGTGATGTTTACAGGGATTTTGTACCAGAGGGAGCCACATTGCCTGCGATTAGTTTTGTGGATATAACACATGCTTTTAGTCGTGTGCTTGATGGTAGTAAAACGAATAAATATAGTACATGGCGTTTATCATTGATTGTTGAAAATTCAACCGATATGCTAACCCTTGTAAATGAGCTAGAAACCATTGATAATACTTCTACTGATAAATTCCAGCGGATATTTGTCATTTACAGGAATAGTGATCCTCAGTCAGACATTGACCAAGGCTTTTACCGTTCAACAATAGATCTACAAACCTACGAGGGTTAAATTATGTCCAATGAATCAAAATTAGCTGCTGGAACGATTGTTAGTTTTAGTACAGACTTAGATACACCTGCTTTTACAGTTATTCCTAAAATCACTAATATTGGTGGGATTGGTTTAATGTCAGAATCAAAAGAAAATACTACTTTAGCTGACACCAATAAAACATATGGTGCAGGTATGCAAGATGCACCAGATAAATCTATCAAAGGTCAATACATTGGTTCGGATGCTGACCAGACAGCGTTTCGTGATGCTGCTAAAGCAAATGATAGTATGATTATTCGTGTTCAGTTTCCTGATAAACCTGATGCATCAGGTACGGGTACTACTGCTGAATTCACTATCAAAACTCTTGGTTTTGAAATGGATGAACCAACAGGTGGAGAATGGTTGATGTTTACCGTTAATGCCAAGCAAAATACAGATGTTACTTGGACTAACCCAGTAGCAGGTGCCTAATATGGAAAAGCAGATCAAGGTAGATATTCAAGATGAAAAAGGTAAGGTTATTGAAACTTACCTTATTGATAAAGCAACTGTAGGGCAAACAGCCAGAAGGTTCGGTTTAATCAGTAAGGTAATGGAACGAAAGTTAGCTGACCACGAACAGGGGCAAATGCTCAATTGTTGCGCCCTTGCATCTGTACTTAAAAATGCAGAAGGTGAATTATTGTTCCCTGATGAAGATGGCGCAGATCGTATCTATAACGAAATGGATTATGAACAAAGTTCATTGTTGGTGGAAGCCTATATGGAAATAAACCCTATAAATAATGGGTTAAAGGCAAAAAAAAAGAAATACTAAGTAGTCCATCACTACTACTGATAAAACGTATTTGTAATCATCTAAGCCGTCCCGTATTCGAGGTAATGAGTTGGCCTGACTCTGAACTTGAATATTGGTCGGCTTTTTTTTCCATTGACGATAATAATGATAAGCCTACAATTAAATACTTTGAAGAAGAAGTAACCGTCAAAGAATCCATTGATAACTTAAAAAGGGTGCTAGCCTAATGAGTACGAGAACCATAACGTATACCGTAAACGTAAATGCCGAAGGTGCTAAAAAAGGTGCGCGTGATATGAAAGTCACCATGCGCTCAATGTCACAAGATAGTGCTAAAGCCGAAGTATCAATGGATAAACTTGGTAAATCTATCGGTAAAAATTTTGGTGCGAATGTTGATGTGGCAGAAGATAAAACTAAATCACTGGCAAATTCATTGCGTCAAGGGTTTAGGGATTCTGATAAAGCACAAAAGAACTTCAATACGTTAAGCAGGGAATATAAATTACTATCATCCAGAGTGGGTAGAACTGCGGATCAGCAAGAGCAATTAAACGCAATATATAGACTCGGTTCAACTGCCACATTAAGCCAGAAAAAAGCAACATTAGAATTAGTTAAAGCATACCAGTTACAACGTGCGGCTGGTAGCAATGTGCAAAAGTCTTTCCGTGGTATGCGTGGTCAAATGCAGAATTTCGGTTATCAAATGCAAGATGTCGCGGTACAGATGCAAATGGGTACTAACGCCATGACCATCTTCTCACAGCAGGGTTCACAGCTTGCCGCTGGCTTTGGTGCAACTGGTGCGATTGTAGGTGCTGGTATAGCGTTTGCGGGTATGATGGGTAGTCTGTTATTACCTGCATTGTTCCAAGGTGATAAAGAAGTTAAAAAATTAAATGAGAGCCTACAGGAATTAGCTAAAACTGTTAATTTAACAAAGGAAGCTGCTGGTATTTTAATAAAGGCACAAGATGAAAATATAAAAGGTGCTGAAAAAGAAATAACAGTTTTAGATGAACAAATAAAATTCAGAAAGTCACATATAGCGTTGAGTAAATCAACAATACAAAATTATGAGAAAGAAAGTGAGGTGTATAAAGAACTTGTGAAAGGTTTGCAATCTCATAAAGATAAATTGGAAATACTACAGTACAAATTACAAGAACAAAACTTGATAATTGGAAAAGCTACTGACAAGAAAATAATGTACAACGCTGCAATAGGTATAGGTACTGACAAGATAAAAGAATGGGCTGACTCTAACAAAGATATAACTACTTCTTTAGCTGCACAAGTCGAACAACTTGGTTTATCTAACAGTCAATTATTAGAGTTAACTAAATCCCAAAAACTTAAAACATTAGCTGACCAAAAAGCAGGTGATGTGGCTATTGCTAATGCGACTGCAAATTATGATGCGTTAATAGTTGCTGCTAGACGAACCGAGATGGAACAAGAGTTGTCTAAAGAATTAGCGGAACGTTCCACACAAGAAGCCGAATTAAAACGTACTCAAAATGAAGCATTAGCTGCTGAAAAGAAACTGTTAAATCTTCGTGCTGGTCTTACGGATTCAGGCAAGTTAGACCAACTGCGTACACAATATGAGCAAGAGAAATCACAGTTAGCAGGACATCAAGACGCATTAATAGCACTAGAGCAAAAGTATGAACGTGACAGACTCCAAATATCGGGTACAGCTTGGGAAAAATATCTGGATGGTCTTAAAAACGCATCAATGGATTTTGAAAAATTATCTGAGGATATGTTACAAGGATCTATTGAAGGTCTATCAGACGGTATAGCTAATGCCATAGTGAATGCTGATAACTTAGGCGAGGCATTTGAGAATACCTTTAAATCTGTTGCAGAGGCGGGTATATCCGCATTAATTAAGATGGGTTTACAGCGTACAATATTCTCTACCTTGGATACTGGCTTAAAAGCTAAAGAAACAGGTGTACACGTAGCAGCAGAAGCAACCAAAGCAGAAGCAACATTGGCGGCAAAAGCGTTAGAGATGCAAGCTACTAAAGCGTTATACGTACTAAATGTGTATGGTAGAGGTATGGCAGAGACCACACTTGGTTCAATTAATGCTGCTGCTTCAACTGCGGCAATACCTATAATTGGGGCAGCATTAGCACCTGCTGCTGCTGCTGCGTTTATGAGTTTTGGTACTGCTGCTACGGGTACTGCTGTAGGGTTCGCTGGTGCATTTGATAAGGGTGGTGTGATACCTCAAGGTATGACTGGTATTGTATCTGAGTACGGTGATGAATTAGTTAATGGTGTAATGGTTAAAGGTGGTCAAGGTGGTACTAGGGTTACTGGACGCGAAGATACAGCTAAAATGGTTAATAATAATGGTGGTAACAATACGTTCAACATTACATCAAGTGGTAATGTATCACCAGAAGCCATTGCAAGGGCTGTAGCTAGGTCACTAAAAAAACCTAATAAAATATTAGATACAATGGTGTATGATTCGGTTAATCGTGGTAGCAAGAATAGAGGTAAACGTTTTGCTTAATATATCTAATAGTGCGGGTTTCCCTTGGGCTGAATGTTCAATAACTGAAAATAGATTAATGTATGTGTCAGATAGTGTCAGTTTAAAACGCTCTAAACGCAATACAGGCGTACATCGTTATGAGTTTGAGTTAGTTACTAATGATATGCCAATGTCACAAGGGCGAGGTGTTAAGGCTAAGTTATCAAGAGCTGTTGACGATACTTTATTATTTGTACATCCTCGTTTAAGTTTTAGTCAAGGTACTGTACCAGTATCAGGTATTAATATAAGTGGTACACAGGCTGATAATATAAATACTGTACAGTTAACATCAGTTGATTCTTGGCAACTAATGGCGGGTGATTATATCCAGATGCCAAACGATACAAAGGTTTATGAAGTTGCAGAAGATACACTTTTACAATCAGGTGTTCAGAATGTAGAGTTAACATCTCGGATTAGACTGAGTGTGGTTAATGCTACTACTGTCATCGTAAATAATGTCACATGGTATCTTGAATCAGACGGTATAATTGAAGTATCAATGGAAGCTTCTGAAAATCAAGACATGCAACTAGTATTAAAGGCTGTTGAAAAAATATGATAAATGCACCACAAACAGTACAAGACGCTTTAACATCCGGCAATTTCACTTATGCAAACTTTATCACTATTAATTTAGGCGATGTATATAACACGGCTTCTGACCTCAAACTCTATTATACAGATTATCATAGTGCCATAAATATAGATGGTAATACTTACACACCTGACCATAACGTTGTTGAAATTGATGGTATCAGTCGTAAAGCATCTACGGGTTCAGACAAGTTAGAAATATCTTTTTCTGTTACTGATCCTGTTATCATCCAAGCTATAAAAACAGGCAGATATGTAAATAAAGCGTCATCTATAACAAGAGGTATAATTCAAGATGGTAGTGTGCTTGAAGGCTTCCTAATACCTGTGCGTACAGCGTGGGGATTAAGTCATTCATTTAGTGGGGGTAGAGATGACAGAGTTGTAACATTAGTAATAGATTCAGTACTAGGCGCTTTGTCTGCTGATAATGGTTGGTATGCACTTGATTCTAGCCATCAGCAACGATACCCAAATGACCGTATAATGCGTCATAGTCCAACTGTATTTACTGAACAACAGAAGGATAAGTATACAGCTAATTTTAACGGTACAATCAATGCCGAAGTAAAACCACCTGCACTGCCTAAAATATATGGGTACAAGAATGCTGAACCCGTACCTATATTGATGTTGAAACATCGTAAATCACATAGCACTTATAGGCATTATTTCACCACTTTCATTTACGCTATAAACATTGGCGAGTGTGATTTTGTTGATGTACAGAATATAAAATTAGATGGTGAAGGTTCAGACATAAGGGTGGTTAATGATACAGGTTTTGAATATGGTGGATGGTCATGTAGAGTACGGACGCCTGCTGAAAATCTAATATCTTGTCAAACCGATCCTAAACTTAATTTTTGGAGACAAAGATTAGACGCAAACGAAACGGCACGTTTACTAGATATGTATGGTAAAGGTTTAACATTGTTGTTTGTGATAAATAGGAACCGTGATGATTGGTTAACTTCACCACCTGAAATAACAGTACCAGTTAGGGGCGCTAAAGTTTATGACCCTAGATTGGGGGTATATTATCCACCTGATTTTGTAGGCGCAATTAATGTACCCACCAGTGTATTTTCGAGAAATCCCGCATTGCAATATGCCGATTATTTACGGTCTACAGAATATGGTGCAGGTAGACGTAACATCCCTATTACTAATGCTAACATTATTGAATTAGCAAACCATTTTGACCAGATACCCGATTCAATAGGTAATGCTGGTATTAATTCAATATTAATAGATGTACAAATTGATACTGGCAATGCCATCGTTGATAATATGAACGTGTGGATGGAGGGAACAAGACTATATACATCTGATTACTATGGTGAATTTAATGTAAGAGTTGAAACTAAAAGTTTACCAGTGTGGACTTTTAATGAAGGTGATTTGGAAGGTGATACACAATATGAATCTGGTGATTTTACAGACAAAATAAATAACCTTACTTACACCATCAAGCAATTAGTTCCAGATGTAAGCGAAGATGCTGTAGCGGGTGATTTAGTTGAAGTAGATGTAGAGGCTACATTCCCTGACTATGGTACACAAATACATACAGATTGGCTTGCAGAAGATGGTGGTATTGATAATTTCAGCAGTGAAGCTTTGGATTATGTGTCAGAAGTTGAGCAAGCACTTTACTGGACGATGGTTGACGCACGAATAGCGAGACAACCTAGAACGTTAGAAATACCTGTAGGCGCTGTTGGTTGGTTATTTGAAGCAGGTGATGTAATTCAACATACATCTGAAATAATGGAAGAAACAAATAGTTATTGGCGCATAGATGAAGTATCAGAAGATGGTGGTACAACTGTTTTAAATTGTGTTGCGTATGATGATACTTTTTATGTACCTGACCCTAATGTTGTACCTGCACCTGCTGCATTTGCTCAACCTCCTGTTACTTTAGCTATACCTGCTGTAACAGGGTTTTCATTGTTGATTGATAATGGTGAATTTTATCTACAATGGGATGACCTAGATGATACTAGGGTTTTATGGTATGCAGTTGAAATATACATAGGAACTACACTCGTACAAAGTGGTCAAAGACTATCACAGTCACCCTTGCTCATTACTAACCCGCTTGTAGAGTCATATACTGCAAATATAGTACCTTTTGGTATTAATTTAGAAGGTGATACTACAAATTTAACCTTCGACATTTATGTACCCATTACATCTACTGATACACCTACTGTAACTTCAAAAGCGGGTTTTATAAGTGTTGAACCGCCTGAACCTGAGTCTAATAAATTTACATACGAATGGCGATGGTCAACCAGTGCTGATGCTACCGTTATTTCAGGTGGTACTACTAATGCACTAACAATAAGTGATGTTATACCCGATATTACATACAATATTGACTACAGAATAGTTACACCTAATGGTAAAGGTTTGTGGGAAAGTGTGGCTGTTAATGGTGTGGAGAAACTAACCTATATTTGGTACGTGTATGCTGATGATAATATTGGTACAGGTATCTCACTTGACCCAAGTGGTAAAGGTTTTTTTGGTATAGTTGGTGGTAAATCAACTCCTACACCTGTGATCACAGACCCCACAATTTATGATTACTATGCTCAACCTCTTGGTGGAACCACGGTGGGTGATGGTATTACCGCGCAATTAACTAAAGAGAATTATGTTGTACACACTGATATCAATGGTGTAGGTGGTGACTTTTCAGGTGCGTTTGCAAAGCTGGATATATTAGTTGGGTCACTTAATGATACTAATTCGTGGACAGTCACCACAACAGAAAGTGCAGGTGTCACAGGTTCATTAGTTGGTACTACTTATACCATTACAGCGTTATCAACCAATCAAGGTTTAGTTACTTTTACAGCTACTAGAACAGACTACCCGACATTTGTTAGGTCATTCAATATTGCCAAAGTTACAGATGGTTTAGACGGGTCATTCAAATCCTTTATATTCAAAATTGTATTAGATGGTAGTGGTGCTCCTGCGGTGCCAACAGGCGGTACTTTTAATGGTACCTCTGAGACGTATCCTACTGGTTGGACAGATACTTCCCAGTATTCAGGGGTAGGCATAGAATATGTAAGTACAAACGTTTATGTACAGAATTCAGGTGGAAACTGGGTGCTGGCATCATCTTGGGCAGCACCTGCTGTATACGCGCGTACAGGCTCAGATGGTGCAAGAGGTGCAGGTACATACCCTGTACCTGTAGGTGTG